ATGAACTCAGAATGGACCGCGGACGCGTCTTATGCGGATCTCGGCATCACGCGCGAGGAAAACGCGCGCATCCCGCATGTGGTCGCCACCGCTTTTGGCATCAGCCTGCGGCATTTCAAAGGCGTGGCATTTCTCGCCGAATATCTCAGGCTGGCGCAGACGAAAGCCTTCTGCGGCCCATGGTGGAACAGTAATCGGCCGGAGTATCACCGCTGGGCAGCGGCGGGGCCATGCGGGGGCGCGATGGTCAAAGGCCACAGGCACGATCAGACTGCGGCAAGCGTGATCGCCTGGAAGTTGGGTTTTGAACTGACCGACCCGCCGAACTGGTTAGCTTATAAAGGCGGCGAGACGGCGGCCACGGTTCTGATCGCGGATGGAGCCTACTGATGAGCGTGAAGAAAATCACTTCCGACGAGGATCGCCGCAGAGTTGCAGTGGCGGCGCTCGAGGTCCTTACGAAAATCGAGGCAGGCGAGATCTCTATCTCTACAGACGGGAAAACGTGGGATGAGATCTGTTACGGCGAAGTCTGGTTTATCGCGGGGAACGGGTGGCGCTTTACCGTCTACCTCGACGGCGGGGACTGGAACTATTTCGACCGGATTACATCGGTCGATGGTGTAAGCATCGATTTCGATTGGATCGCCGATAACTCGCCCGATCTATCCGACTGGTCCCCGAGCGATAGTGAGCTGTGGCGGCTTGCGCCCTCCAACTTGCGAGGGCCTGTATAAATTGCGCCTGATCGGCATGATGCCCTGCCGCAATGAGGATTGGGTGCTGCAAACGGCCATTCGCGTCGCCATGGAATGGTGCGATGCGCTGGTGGTACTCGATCACGCGAGCACGGATGATTCGCCGCAGATCATCGATTATTTGAAAGCATCGGAGTTCGGCGATCGACTGATCTGGGTGTCGGAGGAAGATCCAGCCTGGGCAGAGATGGAGCATCGGCAGCACATGCTCGAGGTCGCCCGTCGAGATGGCGCGACGCATCTCGCCATCATCGATGCAGACGAGGTTCTGTCGGCGAGCGGCGGCAGACAGAATGCGGCCGGATCATCTCATGCAATTGCCCGGCTACAACCTTCGCAATGGCCTGGATCAGTACCACGCCAACGGCATCTGGGGGCAGCGCTGGTTCTCCTGCGTCTTTATGGACGACGCGCGGCTGAGCTGGGCGGGAGACAGGTTTCATCACCGTGAGCCGATGGGCGTGGCGCTGCGTCCCTACCGGCCGATCATGCAAGGACATGGCGGCATCCTGCATCTCTGGGGTAGCGAGGAACGCAGGCTGAGAGCGAAGCACGCACTCTACAAGATGACGGAGACGCTGCGCTGGCCGAACAAGTCGCATGCGGAAATCGACAAGCTCTACACTCTGGCCTTCGATCCGAGCCTGAACCGGCAGTTCGATCAGGATTGGCGTTACGCTCCCGTGCCGGACGGCTGGTGGGCGCATCGGGAACATCTCAAATCGACGATGCCCTGGCAGGAATGGGAATGCGGGCAACTCTATCGCGAGCACGGTGCTGCGCGGTTTGCCGGTCTGAATCTATTTGGCGTGTGCGGGCATGTGATGGCGGAGGCTGGATGATCGAAGCGAAACAGATCGCAAGCCTTGAACCGGGGAAACTCTACGTGATCAAGGCGCTCTTTAAGAGCGATGAGGAGTTAGAGAAATACCAGGCTTATCTGCATCGCTGGGCGCCGGAGTGCCGTTTTCTCATCTTGGATTCGAGATCCGAGCTTATGAGCACGATCCCTGAAGTTGATGTTCCGGAGGCTCGATGAGCAGCTGGTATCCCTTTGGCGGCGTTGGGCCGTACGGCACCTATGGCAACCTCGGCCTCTATGGCGCGCTGGTGGCCTATGGCACGCTGCGCCTCACCGAAACCTCGCCGCAGCAAACCTTCACCGAAGTGCTCACGCTCGCGGAGATGAAGGACTATCTCAAGATTCCGCCGCGCTCGCCGGCGGATAGCTACGAGGATGACCTGATCACGTCGTATATCTCCGCGGCGCGCGAGCAGGCGGAGATCCTGCAGAACCGCGACCTGGTGCCGAAGCAGTTCGATCTCAACATGGATTACTGGCCGTCGTACCGGCTCGAGATGCGCACGCCGACCCGGTCGGTGGATCTGCTGCGCTATATGGATTCGAACGGCGATATCACCACCATGACGGAGGGCCCGAACGCTGATTACATCGTCGATCTCGCGAAGCAGCCGGGCGTGGTGGCGCCGCCGTACAACGCTACCTGGCCCACCTTCACACCGTGGCCATCGTCGGCGATCCTGCTGCGCTTCACCAGCGGCTATCTCGGCACGGACCCGTTCTGGCTGGGGGCCGGCGCGCGCATCAAGGTGGGGATGCGGCTGCTGATCTCCGCCTGGTACAACAACCGGCTGCCGTTTGAGAAGGGCGCGGATGCGACCAATGAGTATCCCTACGCTGTGACGTCGTGCCTCGGCTATGGCGCGGAAGTGAGGGCGCGCTAGGTGCAGCCGTATTACGAGGAGGCGGGGATCGCGATCTACCACGGTGACTGCCGGGAGATGCTGCATCTTCTCGATTACGAAGTGCTAGTGAGCGACCCGCCATATGGGATAAACCACCCGACCGATTATGCCACGAGGGGTCGCGGAAAGCTTGCAAACACGAATGATTTCGTCCCGGTCCATGGCGATGATTCTGCCTTCGATCCATCGTTCCTTATCGACAGCAGGCAGGCCATCTTATGGGGCGCTAATTATTACGCTGACAAGCTGCCGCGCAGTTCAGGGTGGCTCGTTTGGGATAAGCGCGTCCAGCAGGGCGTTGGAGTAAATGACCAAGCAGATTGCGAGCTTGCCTGGACCAATTGTGTGAAGGGGGCGCGCGTCTTTCGCCACATGTGGAATGGATTCTGGAAGGATTCTGAGCGCGGCGAATCGTACCATCCGACGCAAAAACCGGTCGCGCTGATGCGTTGGGTATTGAACCTGAAATGGGTGATTGACGGAACGGTATGCGATCCCTATATGGGCTCCGGGAGCGCGCTGCTCGCTGCCAAAGAGTTGGGCCGCAAAGCCATCGGAATCGAGATCGAAGAGAAGTACTGCGAGATCGCCGCGAAGCGCCTGGCGCAAGGCGTGATGGAGTTTGCATAGATGAAGCCGTGGCCGCAGATCGACCCCGGCGAGATGGTGCACCAGGTCATCATCCTGCAGCAACAGCAGGTGCAGGACATATCGGGCACCAGCGTCGCATGGGTGCCATTTGTGCGCGCATGGGCGGCCATCAATCCAGTCCGCGGAACGGATGTGATCCGCGGCGGCCAGGACACGACAAAGCTGTATCTCTTCGTCACTATTCGCTGGCAGACAGGCATCGTTCCCAATATGCGGGTGCAGTCGCTGAATGGCACCTATGTGATTCAAGCGATCGAGAATCCGGGCGAGCGCAACGTGATCCTGGTGCTTACCTGCCTGGGGCTGGGAATGAATCAGTAAATGGATGAGAAAGAAGAATTCTTCGGAGAATCTCTTTCCGATTTTGCGAAATGGATCGCCCGGATAGCAGAGGCGCATCCGGAGGCAACGATCCGCACCTACGAGCTAGCTCTAATTCAGGCCAAATATGATCCCCGGGAAAATCGGGTAGAGACCTCCTAATGGACATCAAGGTCGACGTGCAAGGTCTCAGGGGCGTAGAGGACGCGCTCGCGGAGGCCGGTCCCAAGCTGGCGAAGCGTGCGCTGCGCAAAGGCCTTGTGGCGGGCGGCCAGGTCTTTCTCGATGCGGTGAAGGCGCTCACGCCGGTCGCGAAGGAAGGGACGCCGCAGGCCGAGCCGGGCGAGCTCCGCGACGCCATGACCATGAAGGTCAAGCTTTCCAGCAAGGAAGAATCAGGCACGGTGGTGATTGGCGCGGAATACAAGAAAGAGGACGGCAACCAGTCGCCTGGCGTCTATGACCCGGATGTGGAGTTCGGCTCGGTGCATAACCCGAACAAGAAGCCGCACATGCGGCCGGGATTCGATGAGGCGAAGAATCGCGCGCTCGAGGCCTTCACGGAAGTGATGCGCGAGGGCGTGGACTCGCTGAAATCATGATCGAGCTAGGCCTGGTCCTGCTGGTGCAGGGAACGCCGGCGGTCGCCGCTATCGCTGCTGCCGGCGGCGGCTTTCTGGATGTGCTGCCCAAGGATTTTCCGCTGACGACCGCTGGGGTAGGAACGCCGAGCTGGACCTACAGCATCGTTTCCGATCCTGTCGAGTACGAGTTGACCGGGCCAGTCTCTCTGGGCTCGACGCGGATCCAGATCGATTGCTATGGCGCGACGGGCGCCGATGCGCTCCGCTTGGCGAAGGCCATCGATGCCGTGCTGATCGGCTATCGCGGAACGATGACGGATCCGGATGCGACCAAGGTGCAGGGGTGCTTCCGCACCAACAAGATTGATTTCTTCGACGATGATGCGCGTAACTATCGCCGCATGCTGGAGTACGTCTTCTGCGCTGATTCAAGTTGAGCAGGGTCGTATCGGAATTGTCTTCACCCGCCCGTGTGGCGGGTTTTCTTTTGAACCGCCACAACTAAGGAGAATCAAACATGCCACCAACCAAAGCAACCATCGGCTATGAGTCCACATTTTCTGTGGGCTCCGGTAGCCCGACCACCTATGTGCAGATGGCCGAGGTTAAGAGCATCAAGCCCTCGATCGCGACCATTCCTGCCATCGACGCCACCCACCTTCTGAGCCCGAACGCTACCGAAGAGAAGCTGCCAGGCCTGATCAAGCCGGGAACGATCGAGCTCATGGGCAACTTCACCGGCGACGCTTCGCAGCTGAACATCCTCACCCTGGCCGAAGCGCGCACGGTGTTTCCGTTCAAGATCACCGGACCGGTGGATTCTGACACGCAGGTCTACACGCTCACCGGGACGGGCTTCATCTCCAAATACGATAACGGCCCATTCGAGCCCAGCAAGCTGATCGAGTTTGCGATGACGATGGAGATCACCGGAACTGTAACCGAAGCTGTTGCCTAAACCACCACCACCACTGAACAAGCCAGGGCTGCTTTCAAGCAGCAGCCCGAAGTATTTTTTGCTCCCCTGGAAAGAGAGTCAATTGTTATGGCAAAGAGACTAGCTGAGAAGCTCGTCGGGTCGGTTTTGATCGACGTTGGTGACGGCAAGAAGTGGCCTATTGTCGTCACCAATCGCATCATCATGGAGATCGAGGATGCGCATCCTGGAATGAATCTGCTTGCCGGAGAGTTCGCCAATCTCTATCGGCCGAACGTTCGATCGCTGGCTACGGTTTTGTATGAAGTCCTTAAACGGGCGGGCGCCCCATATTCGTTCGGCGACATTGTCGACCGGGTTCACCCTGGCAATATCGTGGTCCTGCAGACCGGCATCCTGACAGCCTGGGGCAATTCCATGCCGACAAAGGAGCAGATGGAAGCGTTGGACCCTACTTCGGCACCGGCCGCGACGACGGGATAGAACAGGCGCCATTCACATGGCTGGATGCATGGGCCATGGCGCGTATCGATCTAGGCCTCTCGGATGATGAGTGGCTCGATATGACCCCTCGTCAGTTTGCCGCGCTTCGTATTCGGCAGATGCAGAAGATGCAGCGGGAAGAATTGCTCGTCGGCATCCTCGCGTCGTCGACGGTGAACTCGGGCTTCTGTCGTCCGGATAGGCCCGTGCGGCCAGAGTCTTTCATGTTGCATCCTTTCCCGCCTGAGCCTATGCCGCGCGTTACCGCCATGGACATCATGAAGGCCTTTGCGCATATCCCGAAAGTTGGCGGTTCGGTGGGGCGGAAGGTGATCGCGGGCGAGACGTTCGGATGATCAGTAGCCGCAGCGTGCTGAAAGGATTTCGGCAT